CGCCGTTGCCACACCCGCGATCGGTACGGTGATCGCTTTTGTTAGGGTTGATCCAACGCTTGTAATTGTCTTGCCCGCGCTCTGTATCTGTTTCCCGGCTTTTATTGCCTCGTTTCCCATGCTGCGCATACTGTTTATCACTTCTTTAGACGGCTTTGTAAAACCGTCTATAAACTGTATTGCTGTACTTATTACCCTGCCCACATCAACCACCTCCTCCGAAGGCTTTTTCTATTTCTTTGTTTCTTTCCTCTTTGTCGCGCAATTCCTGCCGCATATACGCCCGCGCTATGCGCTTTTGCCCTTCCGGCAGGCTCATGTATTCAAACGGTTTCCAATTTTTAAAACGATAGTGCAGGTAATCCATTTGCACCTCCCTATCGCTTTCAATTAGTTTTTTACTGTTTTATCCGTTGTTTCCTCATTCTCAAAACCGCTTAACTTTGCAATCTCTGTGGAAATCCTGTTAATTTCTCCCTTGAAAATTTTCTTTGCAGCGTCCGCAGGCGTTGCAACTCCTAAATGCTTTAAAAGCTGTTCGTTTTTTAAATCCGGTTCAATAATTCCGGCGGCGGCGATTTTGGCGTTTGTGCTAAATGCCCTGCCGTAATCAACCTCCCCTTCTTCATCTAATCCACTTGCGGATAAACCACCGAAAAGATCGCCGTCTACTGCCTGTATTGTTACCTCTGCATCTTCTCCGACGATTTTAGATAACTGTTTGCTCTTTAACTTCTTTGTTTCGATCTTGTCAAATTCGCCCTTGTCAACTGCTAATAATCTTTCTACTAAATTCATGATTGTTTTTCTCCTTTACATGAAAATAGGGCGCATCATGCGCCCTTTAATTGTTGTTTTAATTGATTGTCTGCATCGGCTCCCAATCTTGGAAAGTAAAGCCATAACTTTCCTCCCCGGTCTTTCCTGCCTCCCAATCGGATAAAATCATTTTGTCGATCACGCAACCGTAATATGCTACGCGCTCCGCGCCGATTGCGTCCGGATCATTTACATTTGAAATGATTGTGTGTGTCGGTGTCTTTCCTGCCTTGACAACCTTATTTACCTTATTCATTACAAAACTGTTGATTTTGTGTAACTTCAATTCGCCCTTTGGCTCTAACCCTGTTACTTTCTGACCGTCTACCAAATTTTGGCATTGTGAAATTGCTGTTTTCTTTAAAGTTACCTCTGCTTTGCAAGCTGTGACCTGCGCTAAATATTCGCCGTCAAACCACACTTCGCCCCATGTTCCATTTATAACCTGCTCCGGTCTAAAACCTTTCATGTTCTTTTACCCTTCCTTTCTGCCTTAGATATAAATAGGCATTTTAATATCTTCGATCGCATCTAAGATTTTTACATTTCCTGTTAAAAATACAAACGCGCCTGTGTCTGCTGTTATAATTTCCTCGTCGCTACATTCGTCAACGTCTTTTACGGTTCCGTCGTCGAGTGTTGCCTGCAGTCCTTTACCTTTTAAATACTCTCTGATCGCGTCCGCATCTAATCCAACCGAATAGCTACTTACAATACCGTCGCGCTGCAACTGTGCAAAATAGCTACTAATTGCCGATAACAGCAGGCATTTATTGGAATATGAATTTGCGTATTTTCCTAAATAACTATCCTGTGCCGTTTTGGTAATATCGTCGTTTATCATATCCATAGCCTCGACAATTTTAATTTTCTTGAAACTGTCGCCCTTGCCGTATACTGTTGTTACGAAACTATTAACACCTCTTGCAACTTTTACCTTCTCACCGTCATAAAAAACAATAAATTCCCCTTTATCTACCGGCGTATCAATATCAGTAAGCCGCGTACAATCCGATAATTCAGAAAGTGGCGCGTATGTGCAAGCAATCGTCATAGGTGTACCGGCGATTAGTCCGGCAATTCTCGCGCAATACTGTTCTGCTGTGTATTTCGTATCAACTGTTGTTTTTGTTCCATTCTTCGCGGTTACGGTTTCCGTTTTTACTGCCGTTTCTGTTGTGTAGTTGATAATACCTTCGTTATCTGCCGCCGTATTTGGTAATACCGCTTTGATCTTCTTTTTCTTAACGTCGCGCATGGTTTTAACCCATGTTGCAACTTCCTGTGCCTTCTGATCGGTTTCAACTGTCGGAATAGCCAAATAATTAAATTTGATTGTTTCCGATGCTTCCATAGCCTTTTTATAGCCCGCGTCGATCGCCGCTTTTTCTGCGTCGTCTGCAATTCCCATGCAATACACAATTACCTTCTTCGGGGCATTTGTGTAGCCAATCATTGCAAGTTTGATCTGTTCTACCGTTGCATCTTTTAAGCTGTCCGGTATGTCTTTCTCTGTTACAACCGTAACCGGATTTACCGCCGGTGCTGCTAATGTGTCTTTTACCCATAACATCACGATCCCGCGCTCGCCTCTTGTTACTGCTGTCATTGCTTTTTCTATAAAGCTAATTGTTATACTTGGTGCGCCCATTTTAAACCTCCTTAACCTTGCGTTACTTTTACGCCTAATCCTTCCGCTATCGGCGCGGTTTCTTCTCTCTGCGTATTTTCCTTGTAATCAATTTGGATATTTATTTGTAAAATATCTTGATACTCGCCGATGTAATCATGCGTAAATTCTCCAACTGTCAATTTTCGATTTTCAACAAAAAAAATCAGCCCGAAAAGGTCTTTTATTTCGTCTACCTTTTCAAGCTGATCTAATTCGTTCTTTTCCTTTTGGAAATATGTTATTTTAACTGTAAAACCGCCTTTTGCAAAATTTTTTGTTTCTGCGCTGCTGCCTCGATCTAAAATTTCCGTAAAGAAACAAGGGGCGGCGTACCCCTCTTTTATTTCTTTTCCGTAAATTCTGTAATTGGGCGGCGCATATTTTTTGCTTAAAAGTTCGTTTATTGCTTTTTTTATATCTACGTTTTTAATTCAAATCGCCCTCCTTTAATATTTCGTCTATCATTTCTTCAAACCGTTGCGGTACTATGTTCTCGTACTCGTTTCTTGTTTTTTCCATGATATGTTTACCGGGAACAAAACCAACGATCCTACCGCCCCTTACAAGGTTATGACCGTTTTCTATTAAATGAAAATGCCTTGCGCTATTCCACACTAAAGCCGTTGCGCCTACATTTTCCTCTATAACTTTTGTTCCCCATTTTCTTTTAATCGCTTTGTTTTTTTCGCTGCCGGTTCTCTCATGCGGCTTTAATTCTGAATTGGCGCGCTTTTTTGCAGCGTTTTTAAAATCTTTTCCAATTCCTTTTAGTGTTTCTTTTGCTTTCTCCGGTGCCGTCTGAATTGCTTTCGTTAAATCTCTTTCCAATTCCTCTAAGCCCTCGATCTCAAAATCAAGCCCCGCCGCCATAGCATCGCCTCCAAAATAAAAAGCTACCGCATTGCTGCGATAGCCTTCTTGTTATTGTATTTCCTCGATGCTGCCATTATCCATATTAACAGAATACTCTTTTAGTAATGTTCCGCTAAATAACAGTTTTGCATCGTGTTCCTCTCCGTCCACATAATCGTATATGCTTACGTCTAGCGTGTTGCCTATGACAGATATTTTTGTTGTTGTTTTGTAGTTAAAGTTTACGATTGCATGAATTTCTTTATCGTCTTTGAAATATTCCTTGTAATAGCTTAACGCATATTCTTGAATATCTACATTTTCCGCAATAGTCGAAATTCTCCAATTTCCGGTAACATCGTTTCGCACATCTGAAACGCTAAAATACGCGCCTATATCATCAATGTTTTTTCCTGCTGCCGGTTCCTCTGCCTTTTCTGTCGGTTCCTGTTCTACCGTTTCCGGTTCTCTTGTTTCTATTTCCGTTGTTTCCGGTTGTACCGTTTCTGTTGGTGTCTTTAACTCCGGTGTGGTCGTTTCTACTTTTGTTTCCGGCTCCTTTTGTCCGTCTGAATTGTCTTTCGGTATCAGCAAACCGATAAAAACAATTACAATCAGCCAAAACCACCACTTTTTCCATATTTTCTTAGAAGGGTTTACCCCCCCCCCCAGAACTTTTGTTCGTTTTTTTGTTTTCTGCCATAGACTGCGCCTCCTCTATTGTTTTTCTGTATTATACCTCCTTCTTTGTCATTTGTCATTCGCATTTAATGTTATTTTTTCTATCGCCGGATTTTCTGTTAATTTTTCGGTGCATACAATTTCTAACATTTCGTTGCGTTCTCTGACGTTGATTATAGAAACAATCTGAAAATATCGGTCTTTGAATTTAATAAACATATCCGGCGTTACCTCTTTATGGTAACGCGTTGTTATTTTATATGTTAATTCCGGTCGTATTCTCTGTGCCTCTTGGTACTCTCTGCCTCTTGTTGGTTCAACACTCGCCCAAACTGTTTTTATTTCTTCTAAAACTTTTTCTGTTTGCAATAACTCGTTCTGTTTCTCGGTGTATCTGCAAAACGTAACTCTTTTATTTGTTCGTCCTATATCCATAATGCCACCTACTTATTTTGTAATTGCAGCATTAACGATTTTGTCATTTGGCTAAATTCTTCGCCAACTTTCCCGGCGGGTGTTCTATTTTCATACCAATAGGCAATTAGTAATTTTAAATACACCTTTTCAAGTTCATAAGTTATTGTGTTTCCTTTTTCGTCTTTTTCCGGGTATTCTTTGCCGGTTGCATTTTTCAAATACTCTACTGCTGCCGTAATAAGCATTTGCAATAACTGATCGTCCTCCTCAATGTCAACGCGCAAATACTCTTTTACCTCTTGTAAATCAATCATAGTTACACCTGCCTTTAAAGCGGCGGTTTCCCGCCGCCCTTATTGCTGTTATTTATTCTGTGCCGCTGTCTGCTGCGCCATAAAATCAGCTACTACCGCGCTTTTTTCATCGCTTGCGGTTGTTGTCATTGTGTACCCTAATTTGGTACCTAATGCAATGATATTTTCGCGTGACATTTTTTCAATTTCTGCCTGCGTGTAAGTTTTTGTTTCTTCGGCTGCTGACTGTGCGGCGGTCTGCTGTACGTCTGTTGTTGTCTTAATTGTATGCTCTGCCATGACGATCGCCTCCTCGTCGATTGCTTTAATATCCAAACGCTCGCGTACCTTGATGCCGGTCTGATCTGTTTCCCACAATTTGCCCGCGCTACTTGAAATGTCGATTGTCAATGTTTCGCGATCGAAAATTGTAATCGCCTCTTTTAAGTCGCCGCATACAATCGGCACTTTGTAACCTCCGTCGGTTGTTTTGCTTGGCATTGTTCTATTGCTTACCTTTTTAATTGGATATTTGCCAAATAACAGCGTGCTTGTTGGCTTTGTTGGATCCGGCTGTAAAATATATTTGCCGTCCTTATCCTTTAAGCTGTCAAGCCAATTATAACCGTCCTGATTTGTCACAACTCCCGCGGTTAATGCGATTGCCGGATCAAGTAAAATATTGAAAATCTTTTTAAGATCGTCTAAGCTGTCTACCGCTACCTCCGCATCTGCTGTAATTTCTCTTATTTTGGCAACAATCAAGAAATTTCGTGTTGCCTTCGCCTTCTTTGCGATCCACTTTTTCAGATACGAAATAATATTTTCGGCTGTGTCGTCTAAAAGTTCCTGCGTGATCTTTAAGATGCCGCCCTTCTTTTTTACCTTGTAATCTACTTTTTCAAACTGTGGTGTTGAAACGTCCGGAAACTCTGCCGCCTCGTCGATGTTATCAAACGGTGTCTGATCTGCGTAACGTTCAATTACCCTGCTGCCGCTTAATGTCTTTACCGGTTCCACATTTACAAGCGTTTCTAATGCGTCCTCTGATCTTCTCAATTCCTTAATAGCGGTTTTAATATCCTTTGGTACTGTTAAACCGCCGTCCTCGTCCTTTCCTTCGTTCATGGAATTAAGGATCTCTTTATCTTCTGTTGATAATTCGCCCTTTCCTACGGCTGCCTTAATTGCGTTTACAAATGCGCCTGCGATATTCTTCGCCTTGTCCGCGATTGTCTTAGCTGCGCCTGCTGCCGCCTTTTCTCCCATTCCTTCTGTTTTTGTCGCGTCAAGATCATAGACAAGATCGAACTGCGCCTGCAGTTTCTTTAATTCTTCCTTTGCGGTTGCCGCATCTTCAATTTTTCCCGCCTTGCAAAGATCCTTTACTTCCTGCTTTTTTGCGTTGATGCTATCAAGCATTTTCTTTAATTCTTCGTTCATGTGTGAGTATCCTCCTTGTTTTTTTTGTAAAAAATAGAACTTAGATTAACTCTAAGTCCTCTAAAATCTCGGCTGTTTTTTGTTTTACGTCGTTTTCCGGTACCTTTGGTGTTTCCGGTTGTGTTGCATCTTTTAATTTTTCTGCTACCCTCTCCGCTAAATCATCAATATTGATCTGCTGTTGTGGCTGTTCCTTTAGCTTGTCCGGCAAATGGTTATATTTATCAAAATATTCACTTTTGCAGGCTGTTGCTTGGCTTTTTTCTGATACTTCTATATCGAAAAATTCCTGCCATTCTTTGCCGTTTTTCCATGTTTCGGCATTTATTAAACTGTCTATTTCTTCCGCTGTTACGCCCTCTTTGGTGTGTTGCATATAGGTATTTAATATAACCTTTTGGCAACCGTCCAAAATATCAGCCTCTTTTCTCATATCGTCTGCATTTCCCCATGTAACGCTACTTGGTTTATGGATCATCATTTGCGCATTTTCCGGTATGATAATTTTATCGCCTGCCATTGCTATAACGCTTGCTATGCTCGCCGCCAAACCCTCGACATATACGGTTATTTCTGCATCGTACCGCTTTAGAATATTATAAATAGCAATACCACCAAATACCGAACCGCCCCCGCTGTTAATATGCACATTTATTTTAGATACACCTTCAAGCTGATCTAAAAAGTCCTGTACGTCTTTTGGTGCTTTATCTTCCGGGTAATACTTTTGCCATTCCCCTAAACTCTCGCTGTTAATATCTCCAAAAAAGCAAAGATCCGCGGTTGTTTCTGTTTGGTTTTTAATCTCAATGCTGCCTACTGTTCTTTCCTTGTTGTACTTATCCTTTTTTTGTAACTCTAAGATTTTAGCCATTGTCGCCTCCTCCTTCCTTTTTTT